TCCGTGTAGATCTCACCGAAGCCGGAAGTCAGCTCCTCCCGGCATCGCTCATACATGACATCCATCTGAGCCTGTGCGTCTGCCAGCAGGGCTTCCAAACGGGAAATCTGGCTGTTGGCTGACAGGGCGTCCAGCTGAGCGGTCAGATCGGCCTTCACTTTCGGATCCGCCGCAGCGCTGATGTCTGCGACGTACTCCCCCAGCGTGGCCTTCCACTCTCTGGCTTCCCGGGCTGTCAGCTTGCGCACGGCCTTCTCATAGGTCACTCCATGCTCTGTGGCATATTTGCCGTAAAAGGACTGTATAGACTTTTTGAGCTTATCAGCAGCCTTCTGATACTCGTTGAACATCCGCTTATTCAGCAGCGTTCCGCGCAGATAGGCTTCCTGCTCACGGGTCAGCGCGCGACCCATCCAGTATTCTTTGTTCGGAGTCATTGCACCACCACCCGGTCAGTTACTTTTGATTGGGGTCTCCGCTAGGATCTCCATCGTCATCGGAGAACAGGTCTTTCCCATAGTT